GCTTGTTGGTTTAAGTCCTATGGATGGGGCTGATGATCTTCTTGTTCCGGCTAACCTTTTTGCGTTGAATGATGGGGCAACGCCGGAGGCGGTAGAGCCTGAAGATGATGAAGAAGTTGATCTTTATGATACCAACCCTATTGATGCAAAGAAGGTTACAGACTTTCCAAAAAAGGGTGACAACAAAAAAATAAGCCTGAGAAACAGTAACTATCCACAGTTTAGTTTTCAGTTTGCCAAAGCCCTCTATGATGATAAATCCTCTGTAGGCCGCAAGATATGGGGAGCAGGGGGAAACATTAGAGGCAACGGAGCCTTTCAGAACTGGATAAAAGCAAGAGATGGTTCCACTAGCCCAGCTATCCTTGATTGGATTAAAGAGCGCGAGGCTTGGTGTGCTAGGCATACCGTGGTTGATGGCAACCAGTTTGTAGGCGGCAAGACTACGCCAAACGCATCCAACATTGCTGGGGTTGTGGCTCTCATTAAGTGGGGCGCTATAAACCCGAAGCTTGGTCAACAAGGAATGAAAGATGTAGTTCTTGAAGTAGTCAAAAAACTGGAAGGCCGTCAAAAATTTGACGAACCCCCAGAAGAAGCCTACAGCATGGATTATGAAGATGTAGACGAGAAGGCTGTCAGCGCAAAAGTAAAAGAAGGATTGAAGGGAAAAGTAGAAAAGCATAATGAAAAGCATGGCGATAAGCCTACAAAGAGAGCAACCCTCAGAATGCTTACAGCAGTCTTTGAGAGGGGCGTAGGCGCTTATAGAACTAATCCTCAAAGCGTAAGGCCAAGTGTATCCAGTGCTGACCAGTGGGCTTATGCGCGGGTTAATAGCTTCTTGTTTGCGCTAAGATCAGGACGCTTTCAGGGCGGAAGGCATGATACAGACCTGTTCCCCAAAGGCCATCCATTGAGCAGCAAGAAATGACAAACCCTATTCAGGTTCACTATTACAAATGCAAAGTTGTTAGAGTTATTGATGGTGATACGGTAGATGTAGATATAGATTTAGGCTTTTCGGTAGATTTAAAGAAAAAAAGGCTGAGATTAGCGGGTATTGATACGCCAGAGAGCAGAACTCGCAACAAAGCTGAGAAGGTTATGGGTCTGGCTGCAAAGGAAAGAGTCAAGGAGCTTTGCGGTGATGAGGTTTACATACAATCACTGGATGCAGGGGACAAGTACGGAAGGATTCTTGCAATACCTATAACCAAAGAAGGCACTAACATTTGCGCCACATTAATCAACGAGGGTCATGCGGTTGAATACTGGGGCGGCAAAAAGAAAAAAGTTTGGGCGTAAACAAATACGCCAATTCAGACAGGGCAGGGTAAACGCCCGAAAGTATCTTGCTCAAGAGAACAGGATGCGTTCCGCACGTTCTCGCAGACTTCAAAAAAAGCTAGAAACAGCATTCCGTAGAGACCTCCGAATTATAGTGAGTGAGGTGAAGGCAGGGGTTCGTCCGGCTTTCGGTCAATCAGTACGAAGGAAGGAGAACGAAATAAGGGCGGCTGTCACAGCAGAAACCAAAAAGCTGTTTAACGATATTGTTGAGAATAATGATCGTAAGTACAAACCCGTATTTACAAAGGCAGCGGTTGATCTTGGGTTTGGTTTTGATAGATCGTTTGCTATAGATACATGGAATGATGTGTATTTCTCAGCCAGAGAGCCGATCTTGGCTAACATATCGCAATCCATGACAATAAAAATATTCAATGACATCAATACCTTACAGGAAGAGGGCTTGGGTATTGATCCTATCGCTAGAGAAATAACCAGAAAATACAACAACATAAGCCGAAAAAGAGCAGCGCTTATTGCTAGAACAGAAGTCCATAATGCTTCAGGTTTCGGGCAACATAACTATCACAGGGAGTTAAGCACTGATCTTGGCATAAATATGACTAAGCAGTGGGTGGCTACTCTTGATGCTAGGACTAGGAACTCTCACGCAGCAATGAATGGCGTTCAGGTAAAAATGGAAGAGTCATTCAAAATGCCTAACGGAACAGAGATGCAGTATGTGGGCGATCCAAGCGGAGGCGCTGCAAATATTATTAATTGCCGTTGTGCAATAGTTTATGTGGATGCTGATGATGAGGTATCTGATAGCAAAGTTGGCGAACCATTAGCTGAAAGCACATCAGATGACTTTGATCCAATAGAAACTGATGAGTTTGGTAGGCCGCAAAACAATATAACTCAAGCCCAATTTATGAAGAAGTTTGGAGGTTTGGGAATAACAGAACAAAGAGGTAAGGCGGATGCAGCCGTTTCTAGGCTCAATCAAAAGTTAGCAGCGACAGAGGAAGCATATGGTGTTATAAAAAATGTTGCACGTTATCAAGGCAGGAATGCAAAAAACTTTTATAAAATAGATAAGGTAACAAAAGTTGCGAGTTATGAAGAGCCTTTGCTTCCAATAGCATTTGAAAGAGTAGTAGATGAATTAAATGTTTTAACAGATAAGTTTAAAGTCCCAAGGCTTAGAGGCTTTACGGCAATTAATAGAGGGAGAGCTTTGGCTGATATGGGTGATGGGGTTATGGGTATAAACTCAGGTTTTATAGGAGATTTGGAAACGAACTTTCGTTATAAACAAAGTACAAGCTCTTTACAGACCTCAAAGTGGAAGCGCGGAGATGATATAAAGGACAGGCCGTGGTCTGTAAAGTATAATGAAAGCGACCAATTAGAGCGTTTTAGATCAACGCTTTACCATGAGTTAGGACACCATATACACCAAACATGGGGCTACAACTTTAAGGGAGAAACACGCTCTGGGTACTTTCTGCCAAAAATTGAAAGAATGATGAAGGGTAAAAGGTTAAAAGGAACTGGCCCTTCTCGGTATTCAGATACAAACGCTAAAGAATGGTTTGCTGAAAACTTCAGCGCTTGGGCTAGAGGTAGAAGTGATCTAGCAGCTCCAAGATTTAACAAGTTTATAGAAAAGCTAGCGAAAGGAGTTGATGTTGATGACATCTAAAGAAGATATTAGAAAACAGATAGAAGCTTTGCTTGAAATAGATACATGGAACGATAAGCAAGAGAAAGAATTTAATGAACTGTCAGAGAGTTATCCAGAAGAGTCTCAGGATGATACGGATTTCCTTGAATGGATTAGTGAAGCTTCCTTTTTGAAGCTTGTCAATCCACAACCTTGATTGTAAACTTGTAAACCCATCAGCGTAGACAACGCGAAATAGTTGGTTAGCCGACCACATAAATAAAGCTGTTTAGAGGATTCCATTATGACTGATGGTTCAAGCCAAGCAGATCGGATAAATGAAGCTCTACAAGCGCTTGATGAAAGCCTTGATGATGACTTAGGAGCTGCGGAAGCAGCTATAAAGAAAGAGCAGATTCGCAGGGATGTGTTTACTACCGAAGAAGAAGCTCAAGAAAGGGCTGAAGAAATAGGCTGTACTGGCACTCACTCACACGATGAGGAAGGGAAAGAGGTTTTCATGCCTTGCGCTACCCATGAAGAATACATAGAGCGCACAGGTGTAGATGTGGCTGAAGAAGGCGAATCCAAAGAGGAATACATAGACTTCCGGTCTGAAATAAAAGCGTATGAGGACGAAGATGATGAAGAACAAAAGGGAACCTTTGAGGGCTACGGCTCAATCTTCAACAATAAAGACCTCGGCAACGATGTAGTTGTTCAGGGCGCTTTTAGCAAATCACTTAGGCGAACAGGGGCAAAAGGCGTAAAGCTTCTGTATCAGCACAAATCAGATATGCCCATTGGTGTATTTGAATCTATCAAGGAAGATGAGCAGGGGCTAAAGGTTAAAGGAAGGCTGGCTCTTGGGACACAGGCAGGGAGAGAAGCCTACGAATTAATGAAGATGGGCGCTTTAGACGGATTATCTATTGGCTTTCGGGTATCACCAAAAGGCCAAGAGTATAACAGTCGCAACAAAAGGCGTTATATCAAAGAAGTAGAATTGATGGAGATAAGCCTCGTAACATTTCCGATGAACCCTAAAGCTATGATTCGTTCGGTCAAAGGCGATGAGCTTTCTATCAGAGAATGGGAAGGTGGAATGCGTGATGCTTTCAGCTTGTCCCGTTCAGAGGCCAAGGTTGCAGCGAAGGCTGTACATAAGGCTTTTAATCAGCGAGAGGCTGAGTCCATAACCGAGAATAACGCTGTAGATGCGCTTAATTCTCTCACAAATAAACTAAAGCACTTGTAGGAGGCTATTATGTCGGATGACGTAAAGAATGCAGTCTCAGAGATGGGCGAAGCTTTTGAAGAATTTAAAAAGGCTTACGACCAGAAGCTTGAGAATGTATCTAAAGGTGTTGCTGACCCACTTCTTGATGGGAAGATTGAGAATATTGAGTCTAAGTTAGATTCTTTGGAAACAGTTAATCAGCAACTTGTTCATCAAAAAGCTCATGCAGAAAAGATGGAAGAGCAGATGGAGCGCATGGAAACTGCGTTACGTCGCCCTGCGTCTGGTTTTGACACGAAGCAGATTGATGAAACTGGAGCAGCTTGGGATAAGTATTGCCGTAAAGGTATTGAGAATCTTGAGCCGGACGAGAAGAAAGCCCTTACTGTCAGCAATGACAGCACTGGCGGATATCTTGCTCCCCCTGAGTATGTTCGTGAAATTATCAAGTCAGTAACAGAGATTTCACCAGTTCGCTCTATTGCTCGCGTTCGTAGTACAGCGCAGAGATCAATTCAGGTTCCAAAGCGTACAGGCCAATTTGCGGCTGCGTGGGTTGCGGAATCAGGTACTCGCTCAGAGACCACTGGCTACACTGTTGGTCTGGAAGAAATACCAGCCCATGAGCATTACGCACTTGTAGACATTTCTGAGCAAGACTTAGAAGATACTGTTTTTGATCTTGAAGCTGAAATGCAAGCTGAATTTGCGGAGCAATTCGCAAAAGCAGAAGGCACAGCTTTCGTCAGCGGTGATTCAGTTGGCAAGCCGGAAGGAATATTGACTAACTCAAGCGTTAGCTCAGTAAACTCTGGTCATGCTTCAACCTTGCTAGCAGACGGCCTAATTACTCTTGTTCACAGCATTAAGAGTGAGTACGGAAGAGCTGGAACATTTGTATTTAACAGAACTACTTTGGCGGCCATACGAAAGCTGAAAGATACTGCTGGTCAGTATGTATTTCAGGCTGGTATGAACCTTCAGGGCGGGGCTACGAATACAATCCTTGGGTATGGCTACGTTGAGGCAACAGATATGCCTGACGTTAGCGCTGGCACTAAGCCAGTGGCTTTTGGCGATTTCAGAAGAGGTTACATGATTGTTGATCGTGTTGCTTTAAGTGTATTGCGTGATCCTTTCACACAAGCCACATCTGGTAACGTCAGATATGTAGCTAGACGCAGGGTTGGTGGGCAAGTTGTATTGCCTGAAGCAATAGTCAAGCAAAACATATCAGCGTAAGGAGGCAATATGAGAGACTTAGCAAATAACATCTCTGTTGCACAATCATTAGCCCCTGCGGTTCGTACTGCCGATGCCAATGGCACAGGTATTGATCTGCAAGGCTTTGAATCAGCAACGATTGTTGTAGACACTGGTGCGGAGGGTGTAACCCTTAGTGGCAGCGTTAAAATTGATTTCATTCTGGAAGAGTCTAGCGACAACAGCACTTTTACTGCTGTTACTAGCGCGACTTCTGTTACCGATGGTACGGTAGACTCCAGCGGAATCTTCTTGACGCTTGACGCTGACGGGGAAACGCCTCAAGTAGCATCTATAGGTTATGTTGGTGGAAGTCGTTACGTTCGTGTAACTGCTGACTTTACTGGCTCTCACAGCACTGGCACTGCCGTTGCTGCGACTGTTGTTAAAGGTCATCCACGACACAATACTGATGCAGATAGTAGTTCTACGGTGTAGATGACTTAATGGTGAGGGGGGCTATGCTCCCCTTGCTTTTATGAGGTAATCGCATGAAAACATACAAGATTTTAGTGCCTAAACCCGCTGCAATTAATGAGCAGGGAACTGAGGTAGGTCTTTATTCTGCTGATGATATGGTTACTCCAAAAGGCGAATGGCAGCAAGACATTATGGACAGTTTTGTTGAGAATGGCTGGGCTATGGAAGTCAAAGCTATTCAGCCGGAAGAGACTGTAACCATTGAGGCTGAAGTATCCATTACTGAAGAAAAATCAGAAGTAGAGGAAGCCCCTAAAAAAAAGAGAGGCAGACCTAAGAAGTCTGTAGAGGAAGCTGTAGAAGAGGATTAAAAAAATGGTTGGCATCAAGGATGTAGCTAACGATCTTGATACCCATGAAAAAGTTTGTGCAGAGCGATATAAAAGCATAGAGCGCAGACTTGAAGCGGGGAGCAAGCATTTTGATCGCTTAGAAAAGCTAATCTGGGGCATCTATGTTTTATTAATAACATCAGCCGTCTTACCTACAGTTATATCGGCTGCTGGCGGCTAAAAGAGGATGGCTCCATATGGCAACCCTTTTATTGGTGCAGGGTGATACAAAATCACAGGTACAGGCAACCCTAACAAGAGCAGATGACGGTAGCGCTGTTAATCTAAACTCAGCTAGCTCCGTTGTTATGCGGTTCAGAGCCGAAGATACAACTACCATTCTTGCAACACTCACAGGATCGCAAGCAGCATCAGGTGATTTCGCTAGCGGTATTGTTACCTTTGAGTTTACGGGTACGGACCTCAATGTAGATGCTGGAAACTACGAAGGCGAAATTGAGGTAACTTATAGCTCCGACTCAACAAAGGAGACTGTTTTTGAAGTAATACACTTCTTACTCCGTGAGGACTTTGCTTAATGTCTGACGGAAAGCTTACTGCTGCGGTTATAAGCAAAAGGCTCAAATCCGCAATAACATCAAAGCGGTTAGTGGCTACAGCCATTCTTGGCAACTTTATATCCCGTATAACAAAAACTTTAGCGGATACCTTTAGTGTAGCTGAGTCTTTGTCTTTTGGTTTTGGTAAAAAGCCCTCAGATACAGCAACAACCTCCGATAGTGAGGCAAAAGCTGTAGGTAAGGCATTAAGCAATACATCCGTAGCAACAGACAGCCCATCCAAAGAGGTTGGCAAACCCCTATCTAATGCGGCTGCGGTAACTGATAACGACACGTTAGAGGTTGGTAAGAAGCCTTCAGATTCAGCGGTGGCAACAGATGGCGACCCTGTTTTCGCTATAGGCAAGAACATATCTGATACGGTAAACGCAACGGATGATGTTGATGGCAACCTGTCAACGGCTGACGATCAGACTATCCAATTTAATAAGAATACTGGCAACTCTGTAGCAGCGATTGATGTATTTAGCAGGGTTGTAGCTTATGCCAGAAGCATAGCGGATACAGGCTCCGTAAGTGACTCTCCATCAAAGGAGGTTGGTAAGCCAGTATCAGACGCAGCGGCAGTAACGGATGTTTTTTCATTCGTTCTCTCCATCGGGGTATCACCCACAGATGCGCTAGCTATAGCTGAATCAGCGGTTTTAGCGGTACAGAAATCACTATCAAATTCAGTTGGTATAGCAGAGTCGCATTCAATAGCGCTATCTAGGACATTTTCTGATACAGTTTCAATAACTGATGACGCTGATATTGAAGCGGGTCAAACAGAATCAGAAGGGGCATCGGTAACTGATAGCTCCTCGCTTGCCTTTGGCAAGAACCCGTCAGACTCAGCGGGTGTAGCAGAATCCTTTGCTTATGGGTATGGGAAAGCAGAATCAGATGCGGCAAGCATCAGTGATTCTCAGGTTATTGCAACGGCAAAACCTATTAATAATGATTTATCAGCGTCAGATAGTCCTGTAAAATCATTCGGTAAGGTGTTGGCGGAAACTCCGGCTCTTGCTGATAGCGGAAGTTTGAGGTCGCAAGGTTATTGCGATTTTACTTATTTTGACGAAGACTATGTGGGGGCATCCCGTTCATTCTAAATGGTGACTTAAATGATAAATGACCAAATAAAACTCTCTGGAAATTTAGATATTGTGGTTCGTGATTCAAGCGGAAACGTGAAAGAAGAGCGAAAAGAAAAGAACCTCGTTGTTACTGCTGGGCTTGGATACATAGCTAGCCGTATCAAAGATGCTAGCGCAACAGCTATGACTCATATGGCTGTAGGCAGCGGAACAACTGCTGCGGCTGCTGGTCAGACTGACTTAGTTAGCATATTAGGTTCAAGAGAAGCGCTTGATAGCACATCTGTTTCGGGTGCGGTAGTGACTTACGTTAGCTCATTTGAGGCTGGCGATGGAACTGGCGCTATTACTGAAGCTGGTATTATGAACGCTTCATCTGGTGGAACTATGCTGTGTCGTACAGTCTTTTCTGCTGTGAATAAAGCTGCTGATGACACCATGACTATTACATGGACTATTACATTATCAGCTTCTTAATTCGGCAGTAGGACAATGACATGGCTACGATCACAACTAGGTCGGGGAAGGGTAGTCCGCTAACGAACTCGGAAGTTGATGCTAACTTCACTAACCTTAATACTGACAAAGTAGAACTAACCGACTTATCTGTCACGGATAGTGGTGGTGATGGATCACTGGCCTACAATAACTCAACAGGGGTCATTACCTATACCGGACCTTCTGCGAGTGAAGTTAGGGCGCATATTAGTGCTGGAACAGGGGTTACATTTAGCAGTGGCGAAATAGCTATTGGTCAGGCTGTAGCGACCTCTTCTAATGTAACCTTTAACAATATAATAGCTGCGGGAAATCTGACTGTTAATGGCACTACCGTAACAGTCAACTCCACTACTGTAACCGTTGATGATCCAATCTTTACGCTAGGCGGGGACTCTGCTCCCTCCTCTGATGACAACAAAGATCGCGGAATAGAGTTTCGGTGGCACAATGGATCGGCTGCAAAGGTTGGATTCTTTGGTTATGACGATAGCGCAAGCGCTTTCACGTTCATACAGGATGCAACCAATAGCTCTGAGGTCTTCTCAGGCAGCGTAGGTAACGTGATCTTTGGGGCTGCTACCGTAAGTGGTCTTACTCTTGGAAGCACCGCTATCACCGCCACAGGCGCGGAAATCAACATTCTGGATGGTGTTACCAGTACAGCCGCAGAATTAAACCTACTTGACGGGGTAACTTCTACAACTGCTGAACTGAATATTCTGGATGGGGTAACTAGCACCGCAGCAGAATTAAATGTGTTAGATGGAATAACCTCTACTACAGCCGAGTTAAATTACACGGATGGCGTAACATCTAATATTCAAACCCAGCTAGACGCAAAGCAAGCCTCTGACGCTCAACTTACAGACGTTGCGGGGCTAACTCCTTCAGATGGTGGGTTTATTGTAGGAGATGGAAGCAATTTTGTTCTTGAATCAGGTGCTACGGTAAGAACTAGTCTTGGTTTAGCTATAGGAACGAATGTTCTAGCTTTTGATACCAACTTACAGGCGTTTGTTACTGCCTTTACTCTGCCAACCTCTGATGGCACATCAGGGCAAGCTCTTGTCACTAACGCTAGCGGAACGCTCTCATTCTCAGATGTAGATTCTCTGCCTAGTCAGTCAGGAAACAGTGGTAAATTCTTAACGACTAATGGAACTGCTGCAAGTTGGGGATCGGTTGATGCATTGCCAAGCCAAAGCGGGAACAGTGGTTATTTCCTTACTACGAACGGCTCTGCTGCCTCATGGTCTAACTTATTAGATGACCCCACGTTTACTGGCACAGTAACAATCAATTCCAATGAAGCGGTTACAATCCCTTCAGGAACTACAGCGCAAAGACCTACTGCTGCTACAGGGATGCTTAGATATAACAGCACTCTGGGTCATGTAGAGTTTTATAACGGAAGCGCATGGTCAAATATTAATGTTTCCAACGCCTATACCAGAACAAACATAACGGCCACATCAGGACAAACATCATTCAGTGTTTCCTACACGGTTGGCTATGTTGATGTTTACTTAAACGGAGTTAAGTTAATCATCGGCACTGATGTCACCGCAACCAGCGGATCGGCTCTTGTTTTAGC